AAATTGCTGTAGCGCCGAGATATGCAGAGGTCGCCAGCGTCAGGCTGCCGGACTGGTTCTGCACGATAGTCCCATTCGGAGCGTATACGGAGAACACAACGGCAGACTCGCCATTTGTGCCTGCCTTGGCCTTGGTCCAGGCGAAGTTCTTCGTCACGCTCTGTCCGGAGACGGAGAACGTGAGCGGGATAGTGCCGGTCAGCACGTTTGCTCCGCCGAGAGTCGCGTTCTTGGCAAAGGTCAGAACAACGGAACCGGGGGTGGTTGCCGTAGCGGGTGTGTTGCTGGTGACCGTCACACCGGACGGCAGCGTCCCGACCGTGCATGTCGCAGCTTTCTGCTCGATGCCCTCGTATGCGGCGAACGGGATGGTCACAGTCGTAGCCGCGATCACCGCTCCGCCCGATGTACAGGGAATTGTCTGCGCCTCGTTGGAAAGTATGACAGACAGGCCGCCGGAGCCTGCGGAACCGGGAGTACCCGGCTCACCCTGAGCACCGTCATACAGCTTGGTAATGGTGATCGTATCGTAAACATCAGCATCGGAAGTAACCAGCTTGATCTGTGCTACGTTGTCATTGAACACAGAATGCGTGGGCTTCACCACGAGGGTGCCGCCGGTGATGCGGGTGTTATCCGAGGTCGTGGGATAATCCACCCAGTTCCCGGAACCGTTTTTATACTGCCACTTACTGATCGTCACGCCCTGGACCTGCCCGGTCAGGGTAGCCTGGGTCGCACCGACGAGAGTGGAATCCGAATCATACTTGAACACATAGGTGTCCGCCGTGATATACGCCAGCTTTGCGTTCTCTGCATTCCGCACCAGAGTATATGTGAGGTCCGCAGAGATGTTGACCGTGTTATGGGTCTCACTGTCGTAATAGCTGATATAACAGATGTACGTGATCATGCCGGAAGTGGATGTGGCCAGCTTGTTCTGATTCACGGTCAGGATGCCGCCGGACACAGATTCGCCGGAGGTGAGCGCCGTCTCAGCGGCGGTGCCGTCCTTGCGCTTCCACTGAATGGTCAGCCCGGAAGAGCCGAGCGGAATGCTGGTCTGATCCAGAAAAACCACTGGCGTCAGGACAAGGTTGGTGCTTGCCCAGCTCGGCGCGTAGGTGTGCGGCAGAACGTTGGGATCTTCACTCTGGGTTTTCGGAAGATTGGACGTGATATATGCCGAGAGCTTTCGCTGGTCGGTAATATCCACGAAGGTCTGCTGTGAGGATGTGAGTACAGTAGGCATGTGTTTGCCCTCCTTATATCGTAACTTCGCAAAAGAAGGATGCGTTGTCCGTCACATCCTCCGTTGATACCGTTATAGTTTTCATTCCTGTGTGCGCGGCATCCCACGCGGCATCGGCTTCGGTATTACCGGAATTCCGATGCCAGTTGAATGCGAAAGCCGGGAGTGTATCCGTGATCTCTGTATCCCAAGAATAGACTTTGCAGCGGACTGTGCTCCGCTGGGTCTTTTCCCGGAAGATGCTCACGCCCTCCGTCACCAGCTCGGTGCGGTACATCTTGGACTCGTTGATCCTGTCCACCTGACCGGAGATCACATCGATCTTGGAGGACTGGCCAACGATATCCTCCTCCAGAGCAGAGATGGTATCGTTCTGTTTGGTGGATAGTCCGGTCAGCGTCACACCCGATGCGCCGATGGTGATCGTGTTGCCTGCGGGATTCAGATAATCCCGGGTGCGGCCTACACAGCGGTATCTGCCGTCAATGCCGTGCGGCGGGGACTTGCAGACAACATACATCCCTGCATGGATATCCCCGATATCTGCTCCGGTATCCGACTCGTCCACGATGGTCAGTTCCATACTGGTGACGCCTTGAGCCAGATCGTGCAGCCGTGCCCGCGCTTTGGTGAGTAGATTGCCTGGGACAGTCACATCGTCCCAGATTTCTGTCCTCCAGATCATTCCGATCTCTGCCGCGGCTTCTTCGTCAACAATGTAGTTTTTCCCGCCGTTCACGGATGTGATCTGAACCCGCTCACCTGTTTCGTATTCCCGGCCTTCGGCGTCGGTATCCTTTATCTTTGCCCCAAGTGGGAGCAGAACGGAGACACGATCGGTGTGATCCCGGCTGATCTTTACGTCCAGCAGATTCTTGCCGTACTCCACTGTCTGCGGGGAGAGCGAATCAAAGTCCGCGATATAGTCGAGGTACTTGATACTGCTCACATAGCGCACACGGAGAAAGCCGCCGTGGGTCTTTATCAGCTTGTCTCGGATGGCGTCCAGGGTGACGGTGAAGTCTATGCTGCTGTAGGAGACATAGTCATTGTTGTCCGTCACAGTCACATTGCCGAGGACAAACCGCTTTTTCTCCTCGACGGTAGCATTGTGCGCAGCAAGAAACATCTCCAGCAGGCCGCGCAGGGTACCGCTGTAATCATAGGGCGGCTGGACGCTGTCCTTCAGATAGGCAAGGCAGGACTCGCATGTCCAGGTATGGGTATTATAAAAATCTGTACCGTTGTCCAGCGCCCTGCCCTCGAATACCACGGCATTGCCTTTCTTGCAGACGATAGTTGAGGCCAGCGGCCGAACGGCTGACAGGTACGGATGGTTGAAAGGCGCGGACAGCGTCATGCTGTCGATGTTCTCCGCATCCTCCTCGATCCGGGCGGCCGTGATTGCCAGCTTCGACATCTGCGGATGATAGAACAGAGCGCCATCCACGTATACGCGAAAAAGGCTCATGGGCAGCCCTCCTTCGAAAATGAAAAGAGACCGGATTTCTCCGATCTCTTTATCTGATGTTCAATTTGCTAAACTGGAATTACTTTGCAGAGAATTCAGCATTATTTCTTTTTAGAAAACCAATGTCCCTTCCAAAAGCAAAGGCGGTCTCATCATCATTTTCCATAAAAGTTTCAAATAATTCTGTGGGAATCTTACCGGGTTTTGTCCTTTCATAGATCGTGAGATTCCAGGAATGCTTGCACTTTTTACACCGATAGATCAGCCAAACATCAACACTTTTTCCGTTAGCGTTTACTCTGAATTTACCGGAGTTCACAAACTCCTGCTTTTTCCCACAACCCCCGCAACGGTGATAAACACGAATCTGATCGGTATCAGATACTTTCATCACCTGAAGCGGCGGCAAGTTTCTGGCTTCTTAGAATCCTTTGAATACTCTTTCTGGACAAAGAAAAACGTCTGGATAATTCGTCTTCGCTGATACCTTTCTGCCAGGCCTGGAAGATCCTTTCATTGCGTTCACGAAAGAATTCCTTAGCGGATGATCCGCTGCCCCATTCCTGTTTTTCTTTCTTTGGGATATAGATTATCTGTCCGTCTACATATTGCTGAATCGTTTCTAATAATTCCTTGGGTAGGATCTCGTCCGCCCGGATATAGCTCATACGCTCCTCCTAATGGATTTAGGATTCGTCTGAGCTTACGATTCAATTATCAGGATTTAAGCTCAGACTACTGAGCGATTACATACTTTCTGGTCATAAAAAATATGCTCCTTCCTTCAATCATAATAGGGCACAAAACCAACTTATATCATACTATACCGCCTTATTAGTTTCAACCTCAAGTTTTTTTATAACGAAACTTGCGCCGGATCAACTTGCCTTTTGAGGTGTCAACAGCGAAGATGTCAGGCTTTCAGAAGATGCTTTATAGCCGCCCTTCCCTGTAAACGAAGGTCACTGTGCCTTCGCTCGTAACAGAAATCGTGTTGTTTCCGTGCCGCAGTTCCAATTCCGGGATTTCCCATGTACCGGCACTGACGGTCTTCTGAAAAGTCTCCCCGTCAATCGCCCAGCGCAGGGTGGTCTCTGCCGAAACCGTAATGACCGGAACAACAGGCATAAAGTCATTGGCAAGGATCACAGTCCCGCCGCCGCTGAAGTTCACGACCGTCTCCTCCACGTGGTGGAGAAAAGCATCCCCGTCAATACAGGAGAGTTCAAGTGTACCCTTGCCTGTAAGCGGCTCATAGGATGGTGCTGCCTCCAGCGTTCCCAGCGCATACAGCGTCGGTTCTTCCGTAAGTGTCACCCGGCAGAGCTTCCCAGCAAACTGATTAACGACCTGGCCGACAAGCAGATCATAGTCTGCACGGTCGCCCAGCATGGAAAAAGTCATATCAAAAGACCTGGGCTGATAAGCTACCCGCCCAAGAGCCTCGGTGAATCTTATAGGAGAATTCCTTCCCGGCACCGTGATCGTATTGCTCTGTGATTGCGGTGTCGGGAAGTTTACTGTCTCACGCAGCCAGCCGAGGCTGAGCATGGAGACTCCGTTTATCAGTGCGTCAGGCTTCATAGGCTCAACCTCGCATTCAGCTTCTGTGTCTGGCCGAGGCCGCTGTCGATGGCGGGCAGCAGACGACCGACCAAGGTGCCGTCATCCAGATAGATGCCTTTGCCGCTGTTGGCGGCGATGACGGCCAGATATTTCTCCACATTGTGCATGTTCAGCTTTTCGGTCAGCATGGCTTCAAGCTGCTTATAGAATCCGCTCAAAGGCAGGATTGCCTCCGATCCAGCTTCACCGCCCGCCATCAGGGCACTGCCGTTCATGCCGAAAACCGTAGGCTTCGTCATGATGCCGCCTTCCTTATACCAGTCGATGGACAGATGCGGAACGCTCGGCGGCGAGATGGACAAGGTGCCGGATACGCGGAAATGCGGCAACTTGATATGCGGCAACTGCAGCTTCAGGCCGGAGAAGAATCCGCTGACCGCATCGAGTGCGGAGCGGATCTTGTCCCGGGCGGCTTCGATAGGCGTGACGATTGCGGTCTTGATCCCGTTCCACACATTGGTGGCCGTGGACTTGATCCCGTTGAACAGGTTTGTGACCGTGCTCTTCACGGATTCAAACACAGAGGAGACCTTGCTCTTGATTCCATCCACGACCGTGGAGATAGCCGTTTTGATGCCGTTCCAAATCGTGGTGGCAGTAGTTTTGACTGCATTGAAAACTGTAGTGACCACGGTCTTCACAGCATTGATTTGTGCGGTGACAGTCGAGACAATAGCGTTCCAGATGCCGGTGAAGAAGGCCACGATCCCATTCCATATGGTCTCAAAGAAGGACTTGATGCCAGACCAGACAGATTCCCATGTGCTGCCGAACCAACTGAAGACTGTCTCCGCCAGGGATTTGAGCATATTGAGGAAGTTCTCGAACAGACCGGTGATGCCTTCCCAGACGCCGGAGAAGACCTCTTTTACGCCGTTCCACAGCTGATCCCAGTTTCCGGTGAACAGCCCGATAAAGATATCCAGAAGACCGGTAATCACATCGAGCACCGTGCCGAGGACGATAGAAACGACATTGAATGCCGCCTCAAAAACGGGAGCGAGGAACTGGCAAAGTCCGTCCCACAGGCTTTTCAGCACATCGACAATAGAGGCGAAGTCAAATCCGAGAGCATTCAGTCTGTCGACAATGCCCTGACAGAATGCCTGGACTTTGCTGACGATCCCTTCCCAGATGGCGGTGATGGCCTTACGGAATTCCTCGTTGGTATCCCACAAATGCTTGAACGCGGCTATCAGCACAGCGACAACCGCAACGATCGCCAGCACCGGCGCGGAGATCCCGCCGAGTGCGGCACCCAACTTACCAAAAACACCCGTGCCTGCTTTAACGGCTACACCGAGCTTCTTCACGCCGGTCGCCAGTTTCACAAAACCCTGCATGGCTACACCGACTTTGGAGATCAGGGTGCCGAGGATGACGAGCAGTGGACCGAGCGCAGCAACGATCAGGCCGATGGTCAGGATTGCTTTCCGCTGGCTTTGGGACATCCCGTTCAGCTTATCCACGAAAGCCTGTATCTTGGATACGATAGCCCGGATAGCGGGCATCAGCATCTCTCCGAAGGAGATGGCGAGTTCCTGCAGCTGGGACTTCAGGATGGTCAGCTGACCGCCGAGGTTATCCTGCATGACGGCGGCCATCTGCTCCGCCACGCCGTTATACTCCTCGACCCAGTCGATGCCCTCCTCAAGGGCCTGGGACATGGGAATGATCGCGCCGTCAACTGTCTTTACGAAAGTATCCGAACAGCTGTCAATGGCGGAGGACAGTTTATCAATGTCCCCCTCGCCGGCGTTCATCAGCGCGAGGAAGCCGGACATGGCGTTCTTGCCCACCAGGGCTTCCGCTGCAGCGGCCTGCTCCGATTCCGAAAGCTGAGAAAAAGCCCCGCGGCAGTCCGCCAGGATATCTGACAGGTCACGCATGGAGCCGTCCGCGTTGGTGGTGGCGATGGTGACATCACCCAAGGCTTTGCCGGAGAGTTTGATCTCCCCGGTCAGGTTGTTCATGATGGTGCGAAGCGCCGTACCGGCTTGGGAGCCTTTGATGCCGGCGTTCGCCATTAAGCCAATTGCCTGGGCAGTATCCTCTGCGGAGAAGCCGAGTGCGCCCGCGATAGGAGCGCAGTACTTGAAGGTTTCGCCCATCATGGAGACATTGGTATTGGCGTTGGAAGACGCTGCTGCCAGGATGTCCGCAAAGTGACCTGAGTCCTGCGCCGACAGGCCGAAAGCGGTCAGCGCATCCGTCACGATGTCAGAGGTGGCGGCAAGGTCCTCGCCGGAAGCGGCGGCAAGATTCATGATGCCCTCGATGCCGCTGAGCATATCCTCCGTCTTCCAGCCTGCCATAGCCATATAGTTCATGGCGTCAGCCGCCTCGGAAGCGGAGAACTTGGTCTTCGCGCCCATTTCACGGGCTTTTTCACGCAAGGTGTCCAGATCATCCCCGGTCGCGCCGGAGACAGCCGCCACCTTGCTCATAGACTCATCGAAGTCCGCAGCCGTCTTCACGGCAGCAGTGCCGAGACCTGCCACAGCCAAAGAGGCTGGCATGATCTTCTGACCGACGCCGGTGACGGAATCGCCAAAGGCTTCGATCTTTTTGCCCGCCTCATCAATCTTGGCAAGCGCCACACTGGTAGAGGCGGCTTCTTCCTGCAGACGGCGAAGTTCCTGCTCCGTTTCGATGATCTCCCTCTGCAGGGCGTCATATTTGTCCTGCCCGAGATTGCCGTTTTCGAGCTGCTGTTTAGCCTGCTCCTGCGCCTGCTTGAGGGAATCCAGCTTTTCCTTTGTAGCGCCGATGGCTTCCTTCAAAGCCCGCTGCTTCTGGGAGAGAAGCTCAGTATTGGAAGGATCAAGTTTGAGGAGGCGGTTGACGTCCTTCAGCTGGCTCTGTGTATTTTTGATGGTACTGTTGACGTTCTTCAGCGCCTTTTCCAGACCTGTGGTATCGCCGCCGATCTCAACGGTTATGCCTTTGATGCGTCCAGCCATGATGCTTGCCTCCTTCCCGTAAAATTGAAAATACCCGGATCACTCCGGGTATGAAAAAGGCGCCAGCCGTAATGACTGACGCCCGTGCCGATTGACTTAGTCGCTACACCAGCCGTAGCTTTCACCGTCTAGGATTCCAAGATTATATTTCTTGGCGCTTCTCTTAGCGGTATTTGCTTTGTTCTTCTGGTTAGCTTGGTAGGCTTTGTTATTCGGATTATGCTGATTAGCATAGTCGTTTAACTGTTGCCTCGTATGTGTCTTGCTCGACACTCCGCCTTTCTTAGCCATCGACTTCTCCTTTCTCCATAGAAA